CAATACTTCCTGTACTTCTTGTGCAATAATACCATATTTTAATTTTTCTGGTTTCTTGTCATCTATAAACTTATAACTTACTGGCCTAAGTGCATTAACAAATGATAAACCTAAATCGGTATCATTAATATTTTCTTTTAATCTTTTATCGGAGGTGTTTATTGTGCCATTAGCATACATTTCACCATCACCATCTTGAGACATATAAACCTTAGTTACATTTGAATTACCAAGTGTTACTGAGTTATCTGCTTGTCCTGTTGCTCCTTGACCTACCACAGTTTGATTGGAGGCACTATTTGCCGAAACTTCTGCACTATCACCTATTACTGTATTATTTGAGCCAGTAGTTAATAAATCTCCAGCTTCATAACCAACCGCTACATTACTACCGCCTGTCGTTATGGCTTTTAAGCTTTCAAAACCTACACCAGTATTATTACTATTGTTATTGTTAGATACTCCCCATCCAGAACCATAACCAACATAAGTATTACCGTCTCCAGTAGCATTGCCAAACCCAGCTAAATTACCAAAGCAAGAATTTTTTTCGCCTGTCGTGTTTCTATTCCCAGTTCCGTGTCCAAAAAATGAATTGTCTACACCACCAGAAGCAATATTATTCCCAGCACCATAACCTAATAATGTTACACCACTTGTGCCATCTGAACCACCAGTACCAGCAGAATCATTATTAGAAAGTGAAATTCTGGAATTGTCATCAAGTGTCATTCTTATGTTATCACCACCAGTTCCAAGATGAATATTTGCTTGAGACCTAATGGAAACAGCGTATCCTGAAGCATTAGTAAACATCGAACCACCGTCACTATCTTCAGTTCCAATCAATGCTCTTAATGCACTGCTATCTGCTTCAAATTTTATTGTATTAGAACCAGTGCTGGTTTGCTCTAATGTAATACCATCACCAGATGTAGAAGATTTAACATGAATTTTCTTATCTACACTTGAGCTTTCTCCTATGCCTATATTACCATCCGATGTTATTCTCATTTGCTCAGATTGAGAAGCATTGCCATCCGTAGTGTAAAACAATAAAGCAGAACCATTTTCAGAAGATGTATATGTAGACTCAGCTAGAGCTTCAATCCTAGCTCCCACTGTTATGGTAGAAGAGGCATCTTCTGCTCCAGCAAATTCTATGACCCCCAATCTATGACCAGCCGCCATGGCCGCACCATCGTCACTAAATAATCTTAAATGCCCACCTTGAGTTGAACTACTGGCAGTAGAATCTTTTAACCATAATTGGCCATCAATTTGCTCATCATATGTATAAGTACTGCTTCCGGTTATGGTTAAGTCGCCAGTTATGCTAACATCGCCATCTATTGCGCCACCTTTTAAACTAATGTTTAATCTGTTATTCGTAGCATCTAAAGCCGCATTTAAGGCTTCTTGTGAAGTGTGTGAAAAAGCGACAACAGCATCGCCTGAAGAATCGAGAAGTACTTTATTCAATACTTCTTTTGCGGTGAATTTATTTATATCTGCCATGATCTATCCTATATTCCTCCACCACCGCTTAAAAGCATCTATATAGTTACAATTACATGTATGTCAATTTACAGACCTACCTTACACATAATCAATCTTTTATGTCATGTTAGGAGGTACAACTGCCCTAGTCCCCCCCGTCTTGCTTAATTTTTTACTACCATATTTTTTTACAGCCATTTCAAATTTTCTTTCATGCTTTGCCATGATGGACATATATCCTTGCATCATCCCCACATCCTTAGTCGTACCAGCCTTATCCATGTAAAGACATTTTTTTACATAATCAACGATTGCAGAATGGTAAAGATTATCTATGTCAAGAGTATCCGTTATGGTGTTTACCTTTTTAGGGTTTCCATAATAATGAATCAACATCCCATTGGTAATCGCATGATCTATTGCCTGCCAAGACTTTCTACCAGTTCTTGATTCCCCATCAGAATCATAATTGCTTATGACTCCAATATGGTCACCTCGTATGAAGTACCTGACTCTATCTTCAGGGTATTTAATATTACTAGCCATTATGAAGGCTCCTCTATTGCAGATTCAGATGAGTTATCAAACATTAACGGTTCACCATCTAAAACTCTTGGCACCTGAATATAGTCTCCATCATCATCCATTATGTCTACTCTGTATATCTTATTAATTCCCATTTCGTTATTTGATGAATCCTTAGCACTGTCTGATAAGTCGTAAAACATTTGATCTGCAACTATGTCTATCTTTGCAGACATTGACTTTTGCGAATATTGACCAAGCTCATTTAATGCATCATTGATTAAGGAAATTACATACGCCTCTGAAGCATCTGGAAAAACTTGTCTAACCCTACTCAATACTTGCTTAACAGTTAAAGAATGAATTGCCATTAATTTTCCTTCAGCTTTGTAATACCATTATCATAATCTGCCTGTAATTTAGCTTGTTGCTTCTCATACTTACCATACTCACTTGCATCAGCCGCTAATCTTGCTTGAACTTCATTTCCATATGCCTGAGCTATGTTAACCTTGGCTTGTATTTCGTTAGCATATCCCTGAGCCGCATTCAAATAACCGCTTACTACTTGATTATAACCTCCAACTTGAGACATTCTAGCATTTACCTCACCAGCAAAAGCCTGTGCCTCATTTGCAGATGCATTAGCCTCAGACAAGAATCCATTTCCTACTTGAACATGACTAGCCGCTAATTCAGTATCTTCATTAGATGAATTAGCCGATGTTACCGCTAGGTCAAATTCTGAGTTAGCCAATGCTACAGCGGTATTTATTCTATCAGCCGCAGTATTAATAGCCGCTAAGGCAGTATCCACATCAGCGTCTACCTGAGTTGCTGATTCAGAAAGTTGAGTAACTGCGGCATCTACCTGAGTATTAATTAAGTCGCATATGGCTTGAGTTTCATCTAGCTCTGTGTTAATGGCAGTTAGAGCAGTTGTAACATCTGCATTACTAGACTTACTACCCATTACATTTTGCAAGGCCTTAACTGATGCGTATAAAACAACAAGGTACTCAGCCTCATCTGGAAAGGCACTAATATTGCTATCAGCATAACTTACCGCTGAGTAATTAACCTCTGAGTAAGAACAGGAGCCGCCAGCCGGAAGAACATCTAAGGCGTTGTTATCTATGAAATACACAGGGTCAGTAGCCGTTGCATACATCATTTCTTCTGGGTCAGTAGCCCTGCCTTTGTCAGAAGCAGATATTCTTCTGCAAGGTTGAGATATTTCTCCATCGTTTCTAAAAACATTCAATACCTTACCCGTATTTAATGTATTAGGGCTTCCGGAGGTAAAACTGGTAGAAGAAGAGCAAAGAGGGAGCAAAGACCTAGGTAGACTATTCAATACCTCAGCCGCACCATCTGTAAGGAACTGAGTTAGTTCAGCTTGTGTAGGAGCACTACTTCCATCTATTGCCAAGCTTGTTAATCCCTCTACCTGTGCTTCAAATGTTGCCATTATGCACTCGCTATGAAAATTTCAACATCCACGGCATTAGAACCGGGATTGACTTGAATACTTCCTAGGTCAGCCATTGTTCCAAAACTTGGACTCGTATCGGCCTCTGATAACATTAAACCATCAGCACTGCCAAGAACATGGCTCTGACCTGCACTTAATGTTACTTGATATAATGTTGCCGCACCCACTACGGCTAACTCAACAGCGTTAGACCCATCTAAATTTGTTACTCTAATATATTTTGAATCTTCAATATCTACAGCACCAGCCGCTCCATATGCATTTGAATTAAACACAGCTATGGTAGTGGTCTGACTAGCGGCACACGTAACAATTCTTTTCATTACTTCATTAATACTAGCAATTTCCAAAATTCTCTTGGAACCATAATCTTGATTATCAATTAATATATCTTCTTGTATTTTTACTTTTAATGTTGCCATTTCATGCTCTTCTTACTTTTCCCGCTATTTTCTTTGAATACTTTGCTTTTTGTTTTCCCTTTGCTGATGCGGCTTTTTTTCTTCTATTGGTAGCCGCCTTTTCCGAGGAACTGAGACTTTTCCTAACCGACTCAGGAAGGTAACGTCCTCGTTTACTTTTTGGTTTTTTCTCATCTCCCTTACTAACATAATCCCATTTTTGTTTTGACCATTTAGAAAGCTTGTTACTAGAAGATTTCTTTCCTCTATATCCACCTCCTGCTTTTTTATATCTGGCAGTCGCTAACTGTGCCTTTCTAGCACTCCATTGCCCTGCTTTACCACCTTTACTACCAGCCTTTACACTAGCGACAATTCGTTTCCACATGGACTCTTTTGTTCGCTTAGCGGAAGACATTATTTTTTCTTAGCACCTGCGTGTTTCATTTGTACCTTAAAACTAGCCATTAAACTAGCACCTTTATGTGGTTTGTATCCAGTAGAAGGATTCTTCATTAATTTATAACCACGACCAGCTTTCATCCAATGATAACCTTTGGGAGCTTTTACTTTTTTATTCATTACCACTTTACCTTATGACTCCAGTACCTCGCAGATAACTTACTTGGTTTGGGGTCTTGTGCATTATGTCTAGCATAATACGATTTACGCCTTGCTTTGTCTTTTGCTGTCTTAGGGTTTTTACCTGCACCCCTTACCCCTTGCTGACCAAAGCGTATGGTTTTTATCTTATTACCTACCTTTGCTACGACAACATGACTTTTTTTGGGATGATTAGGGGTTCGCTTTGGCTTATTATAACCAGAAACACCAACCCTTGAAAGTCTAGAATCTTTTTTACTAGGCACTTCTTCTCCTATTCATTTCATTAATGTTTTGATCAATGCTCTGCATGGAAAGCTCAACATCCGTTCTTTTTCCCATCTGAGAAGTCATCCACATGTTAGTAGTAAACTTACTTTCAGAAGCTCGTTTACCACAACTCTTACAGTAAAACCAATTCTCTTTATTATTTTTTTTGCAATGTACGCATTTATTCATTTTTAATCCTTTTAGGTTTTAGGGGTCACCTTTTATTGATAACCCCTACAGTACCTAAAACTGCTATCCTTATGTATTCGGATGTTTACTGATTTT